TCTAACGTTGAATTAACTGCTCGTGCTGGTGATGAGGAAGTAAGAAAGATTAAGATAAGACAGAATAATGATGGTACTGTAGCACCAATAGCAGTAGAGTTTAGACGACACTCAATTCTAAGATCAGGTAATCATACGTTTGAATACCTTGGTTTTGGTCCAGGTAACTACTCAACTGCGTTCCCTCAAACTCAGGTTGAGACTCTTACACAGAACCAAGTTAGGTTCTCACAGAGTATTAAAGAAGAAGCAGGAGTTGCTTTCTATTCAGGATTGAACTCTAATGGTGACCTATTCATTGGTAACCAGGTTATTAACCCAGTTACAGGTCAGGTTACTTCAGAAGATATTGCACAGTTGAATGTTGTTGGTGAAGAAAATACCACTATTGAAACATTCTCTGAGGTTGTTCTTACTGATAAACTAACTGTTATTGGTGGAGCATCCAACCAGTTAGAATCTATCTTTGCTGGTCCTGTTACATTCCAAGGTCTAACAACCTTTACAAGTAACCTACAGTCTAAGAAGATTTCATACTTTAACCAAGATGGTACTGTTATTAAGCAGACATTACTTGCACCTAGACTTGCAAATGGTTTACCTGACTTCTCTAATATCACAGGGTATGATACTCCTGCTGATGGTGACTTAGTTTATGATATTAATTGGCAACCAGGTTTATCTCTTGGATGGATCTATTATGGTCAAGCATGGAAAGAATTTGGTTTAACTGATACTGGTAATATTAATATTGCTACAGATGGAACAGGTAATATTGGTTTAGGTGAAGCAGCACAATCAACAGAAAGAGTAAGAGTTAATGGTAATGTAAGAGTTGACGGTGACTTGGTTGTTACTGGTCGAGGTGGTGTTTCTGCTGATAAGTATGTTACTAGAACATATACTGGTGATGGAACAACTCTTAACTTTGCTATTACTACTTACACAGGTGGTGTATCACATACAGCAAGTTCAGTATTAGTATTCTTAAATGGTGTTGCACAAATTGGTGGAACTACTGCTCAAGTTACTGGTGGAACTGCTAACTACTCATGTAGTGGTACAAACGTAACATTTGGATCAGGTGATGCTCCTCTAGCAGCAGACACTGTTCACATTGTCGAATTACCTATCTAAATATAAGCGAGGATCTTCTAATACGCTATGGCAATATCTAGGATTAGTGGAAATCAGATCTCCACTTCAACAGCAGCAATTATAACAACTTTGAGTTTTCTAAACACTAATAGTGTTTTTAGGTTACCTGCAGGTACTACTGCTCAAAGACCAACAAGTGTTAGTGTAGGAACACTAAGATTTAATACTACATTAGACGCTGCAGAAATTTATAAAGCAGATGATGGAACTGGAAGTGCAGGTTGGGCATCTGTATCTGGTGGTGGACCCGCTATAGGAACTGATAGTGTTGTTAGAACAAATCCTAATACTATTGGAGAGAATCTTACTATTGGTCCTACAGCAAATAATGGTAGTGAATATGCCAACGGAATGACCGCAGGTCCGATAACGGTGAACACAGGTTTCACGGTTACCGTAGAATCAGGAGCATCCTGGAGTATAGTATAATGGAATTAAAAGTAAACACTATTCGTGGTCTGTCTCCTGATTTCAGAACCGACGTAGTGGATACTCTTGAGATGGGTGCTGAAGTAAAGTTACTCAATCAACAGTATCTTCCCGTACCTGCAGGTAGTGGATCAACTAGACCACCAGCAGCACAAGATGGTGCTATACGTTTTAATACCGATAGTGGTAAGATGGAATATTATGTTGGTAATGGATGGCAAATAGTAACAGATATTTCTGAAGAAGGTGGTGGTGGAAGTGCTGGTCCATATGTTGATGTTGATGCTCCTGCAAATAGAATAGAATGTTTCTGGGATGGTGCTCCTGCAAATGTTTCTGGAAATACATGGTCATCATCAGCAGCACACCCCAATGTATCTAATGCTAACTGCATAATGCAGAACAGTCCATCATGGAACTCAGCGATTAGTGGTGGTGATGGAACTATGGGATATTGGAACTTTAATGGATCTAACCAGTATGGTTACATTAGAGAACTTAACTATAGTCAAGGTGGACAACACGGACCTAGTAATAATGGTAGGTTATCAGAATTTACTATGGGAACTTGGTTTAGAACTTCTTACGGTTCACCAGGTGGTAATACTTGGGACTCTGGAAACTGGTCATGGTTAGACTGGGATAGATCAGAAGTTATATCATGGAACATTGGAACAACTGGAAAGGTACAGTTCTCTGGTTATAGTAACGCTGGTGGTTATTATGATATAACTGGTAATACATCATGTAATGATGGTCAATGGCACTTTGGTGCTTGCACTGTATCATCTGCTGATAGTCGAATAAGATTTTATGTTGATGGACAACCTGATGGTTCTCATAGTCATAGTTTCTCATACTTTGGGGCAAGAACTAGACGTTGGGGATTCATTGGAGATGGTTCAGAAGCAGGTGGAGAAAATGGTTCTAGAAACAATGTTTACTATGATGGTGATATAGCACAGCAATTCTTATTATCAATTAAATGGACTGATGCACAAGTATTAGATCATTATACTAAAACTAGAACAAGGGTAGGTGTATAATGAGTCAGATTAAACTTGGAAAATTACAGGGAACGGCAACAAATCTTAATCAGGTTACTATTGAACCTGGATATAAATTAAGAATAGCATCTGAAGGTACTATAGATATGGTAGGGACTGGTGCATTCCAGTTACCTAGTGGTACTACTGCTCAACGTCCTGCTTCACCACAGGCAGGTTACATGCGTTGGAATACAACTACTACTGAAGCAGAATTTTATAATGGAACTGAATGGAAGAATCTATCTGAAGAATGAGCACTATTAACGTCAACGAACTAAGAGGACACGAGACCACTGATTTCAGGGTTCAGATGCCTAGTGATGCTTATATTAATGTTAATGGCACACTTGAAGTTGAGTCTGGGTCATCACAATTTTGTTTACCAAAAGGAACTACTGGTCAAAGACCAACTAGTCCTACTGCTGGTATGATAAGATATAATACCGATTCATCTCAATTAGAATGGTATAATGGAACTGAATGGAAAGTAAAGGGTGGACCTGTTGCTGATCCTAGTGGGGATGAAGGTGAGGGAGAACCAGAACCAGAACCACCATATACTGATCTTGATTCTGGGTCTGCTACTGTTGAATGTTTCTGGGATGGTGCTTCCGATCAAGTTAGTGGTAGTACATGGTTATCTAAAGAACAGCATCCTAATCTAAGTAATGCTAATTGTGAAATGGTTAATAGTCCTACCTATACTTCATCAGTACCTGGTGGAGATGGATCTATTGGATATTGGAACTTTAATGGATCTAACCAGTATGGTTGGATTAGAGATTTGAATTATAGTCAAGGTGGATCACATGGTCCTAATAATAATGGTAGGTTATATAATTTTACAATGGGTATCTGGTTTAGAACTACATATGGAACACCAAATACAGGTGGTGGTTGGGACTCTGGAAACTGGTCATGGTTAGATTGGGATAGATCTGAAGTTATTTCTTGGAACATTGGTACTGCTGGTAAACTTCAGTTCTCTGGTTACAGTAACAATGGTGGTTATTATGATATTACAGGTAATGCAACTTATAATGATGGGAACTGGCACTTTGGTGTTTGTACTGTATCAGCAGATAATAATCAGATAAAATTTTATGGTGATGGTATAGCAGATGGTTCTCATAGTCATAGTTTTTCATACTTTGGAGCAAGAACTAGACGTTGGGGATTTATAGGGGATGGTTCTGAAGCAGGTAGTAATAATAGTAGTAGAAACAACGTTTATTATGAAGGTGATATAGCACAACTATTTTTAATTAATGAAGTTTGGTCTGAGTCAAAACAATTAGAACATTATAATAAAACTAAAACTCGTTTCGGGCTATAAATATAAACATAGGAGTTATAGTATAACATGGCATCAGGTAAATTAACTATAGAAACCGCAAGTTCGAGTGTAGGTATTAATTTACCATTACATCCTGCTGAGAACTTACCTCAAGGAACAGTGGGTGATATTTGTTATGTTAAATCGTCTAACACTGCTGGTAGTTTGTATTTGTATACACCAAATGCTGATGGAAGTGCTAATAATTGGGTGAATACTGCACCTGGATCCTCTGAACCACCAGGTACTGCTTCTAACCCTGCTGCTTCTCCTAAAGCTATTAGAGATGCTGGTATAACTGCTGACGGGATATATTATATTGATACGGGTTCATTAGGAGTTCAACAAGTATATGTTAAGTTTGATTCGTTTGCTGGTGGTAGTATAGGTTCTACTAATGCTTGGGCATTAGTAAGTAGACATAACTCATATTCATATAGTAGTTACAATCAATATGGATACTTAGATTCTATTGAGACAACAACCTTTGGAACTAATAGTACAAGTGGTTGGTGGATAGATCAAAATGTATCTGGTAGAGGATGGTTGAATGATGTTAACTGGGTTTGTTATGAAGATACTAGTTTAGGACACTGGGCAACTGAAGCACAATCTGCTACACTATGGCAGACTTCGTTTATTCATACAACTTCATCTGGTTATCCTTCAAATATAAGTTATACATTTAACTCATCATCTTGGGATGCTTCTGGTGGTGCTGTTGTATGTTGGTGTGAAGGTGTTGGATGCACAGAACACATAGAAGATAATAATGGTGGTGCATGTAGTGGAACGGATAGAATTAGAAATGATAATTATGGTGGAACTTCTCTTTTAAGGTATTGGGTAGCAGTAATATAATGTAATGGATTTTGCGAATTTATCTGAGGATATGCTACATTCTGGCATACCTATTGACTTAGTGGCAAAAGAAATCCGAATGCTTGCTTATAATCATATGATAGACCAAGGTATTATGGAAAGTAATGCTGAGGCATTTGCTGAAGATATGCGTCAGAGTGTTTATAAGTTACAAGAGAATAAACTCGAAAAAATTTCTCAAGGAAAAATTGACTCTTTAGAGTCTTCATATAAGGTTACTGATCTTGATATGAAGATGTCAATTTGTATGGATTGTGAGTTTCTTATGAAACCTGATAGCATATATAAAAAATGTCAGAAATGCGGTTGTTTCATGGAACTCAAATGGAGAGTACCAGGAATGAAATGTCCTATAGGTCTATGGTAATAAATAACTTTATATTGGTAGAATAAAATGCCCTATTTCGCTTATAAAAAATCAGGTGCTGCTGCAAATACTGATTCATCTGCTCCCGATCACGATGTCTTCTGTTGTGGTAACGGAATCTGGAGTGATGTCTATGCTGATAGAAAATTACATGCCTATGCACACTCTGCTGAATTTGATGGTGGGGAAGGATGTATAGTTGTAGAAGACTCATCATACACCCCATAATCCTTATAAATACAACAGAACCAGAGAACCCATTTGATGCTTAACTATGTCTACAGTAAATGCTGGAACGCTTAATGTCACAAGTACGCTAAATCTCCCGTCTTATACAAAGACGCAAAGGGATGCACTATCGCCTACTGCTGGACAAATGATATACAATTCAACTGATGGATCAGTTGATGTTTGGGACGGAACTGACTGGAAATCTGCTGTTGGATCTTCAGAGTCATTTATTGTTGCAAGTGGTGGAACTGAATCTACAAGTGGAAATTATAAAATTCATACATTTAATAATACCTCAACTTTTACGGTAACTGGTGCTGGTGATGAAACAAATGGTAAGGTTGATTACTTAGTCGTTGCTGGTGGAGGCGGTGGAGGTGGTTTTGCTTCTGGTGACTTCAACAACTTTGGATCTGGTGGAGGTGGTGGTGCTGGTGGTATGCTTGCTGCTGGTGGATATAATTATACTGTTAATGCTACATCATATCCTGTAAGTGTTGGTGGTGGAGGAACTGGAGGAACTGGTAACTCTGCTGGACAACCTGGTGGAAATAGTACCTTTGGATCTTCTATCACTGCTACTGGCGGTGGAGGTGGAGGTCAACAGGATAAACCAGGACAACCTGGTGGATCTGGTGGTGGATCTGGAACTGATGGTGACGGATATAACCAACCTAGAGGAACAGGAACTCCTGGACAAGGATATCCTGGTGGTAGAGGTGCATCTTCACAGAATGGAACTTCTGGAGGAGGTGGTGGAGCATCACAGGCAGGAGAAGATGGATATAATAGACCAAACTCCAGACCTGCAAATGGAGGAAATGGAACTGCAAATTCAATTAGCGGTTCTTCGGTAACTTATGCAGGTGGTGGCGGTGGTGCTAATTATCCAGGTGGTCCTCATAACCCTAATGGTGGTTCAGGTGGTGGCGGTAATGGTGCTTTATCTCCTACTGAAAGTGGTTATGCAGGTACTGATGGACTTGGAGGAGGTGGCGGAGGTGCTGCTGACCAAGATCCTCGTCAGTATCCAGAACCAAAAGGCGGTAATGGTGGTAAAGGTATCGTAATCATTAAGTATAAGTATCAGTAAAAACTATGGCACATTTTGCAAAAATCGAAAAAAGAACAGGCACAGTCGTAGATGTTGTTGCTGTTGCCGATAGTGACACACAAACTGCTGCAGGTGTAGAGAAGGAATACATTGGTATTGATTTCCTTAAGAAAGTATTTCCTGATACTGCTGCATTATATGATTGGAGACAAACATCATACAATGCTTATAAAGGTAGGCATAGAAAAGAAGTTGATGGATCCCTTGTGTGGGATCAGAAACCATGTCTAAGAAAGAATTATGCTGCTATTGGTGGAAAATATGATTATATGAGAGATGCTTTTATTGCACCACCTAATAATCCTAACAATCAAGTCCTAAATGAGGATACTTGTCATTGGGATACCATAACACAAGCAAATCAAACTACAACAAATGAGGGTGGACCCCTTGACTATACGGACACTTCCGACTATAGTGATAACTCTAAGATGACTCCTGCCACGTGGGAGTGGACTAATGAGACAAGAACTTATGTCTCTAAAACTGCTCAAGTTGTAAAACCAGCAGTATATCAGTACAATTCCTCTACTAATACTTGGGAAGCATGACCCTTTAAATTATTATGATTACATCATGGTTTGCGAAAGCGATCTACTTTGAACCGAATATACTTTTAGATAAATTACCTACTTATGAAACTAATATCAAGCAATCACTTGATAAAGTAGGAACTATTCGTACAGAGTTAGTCAATGTAGATTCTACATCTAATACAAGAAAGAACCTATTTGAGGTTGTTGAATTAGATGGTTTAAGAGAACAGTTATATAAACATGCAATAGCATTTGCAAAGGAGATTGGATATAAAGAAGATATTACTTTTAATAATGTTTGGACTGAAATAGGTAAGAAAGGTGATTATGCTTTTCCCCGTAATTTTCCTAGATCTGTAGTATCTGGGGTTTTTTATGTCAAATCATCAATGGATGATAGTATTAAATTTTTTGAAGGTAGTAATTATCAAGCAATAAAATGTGTTCCTGGATCTATAGTTTTATTTCCTAGTGAAGTTATGTATGGCATGACATCACAATTAGCAGAAGAAAGTATTTCTATATCATTTACTTTAGGATGAAGGAGTATATAATACCATCTACTAATTTTATTGGAGCATGGTTTATTGATGATAAAGTATGTGATGGATTGATTTCGTACTTTGATGAGAGTCCAGACCAAGGACCAGGAGAGATTGGGCAAGGAGTAAATGAAGAATATAAAGTATCAACTGATGTAGCAGTTATACCAAGGGTTAAAGATGAAAGAATACAAATATATCTTGACACATTAGGAAGAGTATGCGATAATTACATCGAACGTTATCCTTGGTGTTCTACTAATCATAGTGGTTGGGGTATAAACACTAATTTTAATATACAAAAATATAATCCTGGTGAGGGATTTTATGGTTGGCATACTGAAAGATCAACTTATAAAGATCTAGTAGGAACTAGACACTTGACATTTATGACATATTTAAATAATGTCACAGATGGTGGTGAAACTGAATGGTATCATCAAGGTCTAAAGATACAACCACAAAAAGGATTAACTGTCATTTGGCCCTGTGATTGGACACATACACATAGAGGTGTACCATCACCAACCCAAGTTAAGTATATAACTACAGGGTGGTATACTTATAAGGTAGAAGGTTTTGATTACTCAGAGTTTAATGGAGGTTAGATGAACTTAAATTATACTTACTGGTATTTTCAGGGTGTTATTAAACCTGAGATATGTGATCGTATTATTAATATAGGTAAAGATCTTAATATTAAACGAGGTGAAGTCAATAGGGAAGAGACTAAACGAATAGAAGAATATAGTGAAGAAGAAATGAATGATCTCTTAAAGTTTAGAGATTCACATATTTCATGGATAGATGAACCTTGGGTTCATAATTTAATTAAACCACTCATTCAAAAAGCAAATGAGATGGCAGGTTGGAATTTTCAGTGGGATTGTACTGAGATTATGCAGTTTACCATTTATAATGAGGGTCAATATTATGAATGGCATCCAGATCAACATCATTATGTGTATGGTGATGACCAACATGAAAGTATGAGAGGAAAATATAGAAAACTATCATCTACATTACTATTAAATGATCCTAGTGAGTTTGAAGGTGGTGATCTTGAATTTCATTATAATAGAAAAGATCAATGTGTTGCTAAAGAATTGAATACACAAGGATCATTAGTTGTATTTCCATCATTTGTATATCATAGAGTACTACCTATTACTAAAGGAACTAGGTATTCTCTTGTCAGTTGGAATTTAGGAGATCCATTCAAATGATTTATATCTCACAAGTTCAAATACCATGCCAAGAAGAGATTATTCAGTTGTTTAAGGATAATTTTCTTAGCACCTATGTTTGGGATGAAACAAGAGTTCTCAGTATGGATAGAGGTGGTATTGGGGATAAAGTAAAATCTGATACTTATAAAAAAATATATGAAATAGTAAAAGATGTTAAGAGGAGGGTATACCATGACAATAGATTTTCTGTATTACAGAATGTAGAGATAGTTAAGTATCCTTGTGGTGCATGTAAAGGATTTCATTATGATAGAGCAAGACCTACAACAACTGGTGCATCAATTACATATATTAATGATGATTATATTGGTGGACATACTATAGTTGAAGGTGTTGATGTACAACCTTTATCTGGTAGAACAGTTTACTTTGATGGAATGGAATTTCGTCATGGTGTAAGTAATGTTGTAAAGAGGGATAGATATACTATATCAATGTGGTATGGTAAAGATAAATCTATGCCACTTAATGATGAATTTCTGGAGATTTAACTATGAAATGTGTAAATGACTTCTTAGATGAGGGATTATTTAAGAAAATACAAGATGATATATTTGATAAGGATTCAACTCCTTGGTTCTGTATACCAGATATATCTGGTGAAGGTAAAGAAAAGGATGCTTACTTCTGTCATATGCTTTATGACCAAGAAAGACCATGCAGTAACAAATATTGGATTGCTGAAGCACTGAAGTTTGTTATAGATGCAAAAGCATTAATTAGAGTAAAGGTAAATCTATACCCTAGAACAGATACTTTAGTTCATCATACACCACATACTGATTTTGATTTTGACCATAAAGCAGCAGTATTATCTTTGAATACATGTGATGGTCATACTAGTATTAAAGGTATGACAGTTCCTTCAAGAGCAAATAGAATAGTATTTTTTGACCCTCAAGAACCTCATAATAGTACTAATTGCACTGACCAACAATTTAGAGCAAATATTAATATCAATTATTTTTAATGCAATTACTTAATCCTAGAGAATTATATACATTTGAAGAGTTCTTTGATACTGATATTGAAAAGGTATCATTGACAGATATGGCAGCACGTATTCAAGATGTATTAAAGGATGAGTTTGGGATTACATGTAACTTGGATCATGCAAGTGAAATATTTGATTGTGAGATAGAGGCACACAATGATTTTGTATCATGTGTATGTCAAGAGACAGGTAATCTATATCATTACTGTCTTGAAGTTGTTAATCGTGAAGGTAAATTTAAATTTGATTTAAAACCAAAGAAGATGAGGTTCTTTAGAGCATACGTCTTTAGATGGTCTAATACTATGGAAATAGATAATGTCAAATATATTTTTTGATACACCTTCTGGGTTACCAGTTATATTCATACGTGATTTCTATTCAAATATAGAATTGACTTCAATATTTAATGAGTTAAAATTTTTATCATCTATTGATAGGTTTAAAGATCCAACAGATCCAGATGGACCTGGTACTGCAATGTCAAATGGTGTAGTATTAAAATCTGGAAAAGGTATGCACTTAGATGTAGTATATAAGGATCGATCTGAATCTGACATACTAAAAGTTAATCGTAAACTATTCAGTAAAGAGACTACTACTCTATTAGAGAGTTATCATTCTTTCTTTAGATATGTAAGAAGATCTAATGCAGACAATACTAAACTACATTATTATACTAACGGTGATTATTATAAATCACATGTTGATGATTGTGTAGTCACAGCAATTAGTTTCTTTAATATTGAACCAAAAGGATATAGAGGTGGTGATTTAGTATTAGAACATAGACTTAAAATACCTTGTCTAAATAATTCGCTAGTGGTCTTCCCTTCTATTATGTGGCATGAAGTCACACCGATTGTAATGTATGACTTTAGTCCTAATATGGGTCGATATTCAATGACTCAGTTTTTGGAAATGTAATTATGCAAATTATTCACTTTGAAAATGAACCACCAAAGACAAGGTTCGCACCTATATTTAATTTTCACATCTATGAGAATGATGTAGATGTAAGAGATATAAAGAATATAATATTATCTAAAGAGCAAGATATTATTAAGAGTAATCCATACACAAGTGATTGGAATACTGGATTAGGATCTAATAGTATGACATCAAGATCTAATTGTTATAATGTACTTAAATGGGATGAAGCATATTTTTTAAGAGAAATAATAAGATCATCACATGATAATTTTATAACAACTCTTGGATATGATTGGGAGGATAAAATATATGTTCAATGTTGGGCAAATGTTCTTAGAAAAGGTGAAAGGATAAAACAACATCAACATTGGACAAGTGAATACACATATATTGGTGGACATATACACTTAGATGATTTACATACTAGTACTCATTATGTAAATCCATATAATCAGAAGTTATATTCATCAGAGAATAAGAAAGGTAAGGTAACATTATTTCCTAATTGGTTAGAACATTATACTGACACATATAATGATAATGAATTTAGAGTATCCATAGCATTTGACATTATTACTGAGATAGTATATAATGAGGACATTTATGAGGATAGGAAAGAACACTGGGTTCAATTATGAAACTCGAACAGATTCGAGAAGTAATTGATAATGTAATTGGTGATATACCTTTCATGTATGATCTGTCAGTAACTACACCACCATCTGAGTTAGTTACACAAAGAGCACAAGATCATTTTAATAGAGGTAAACCAGAATCATTAAATCAGACTTATCAGTTAGATAATACTTGTAAGTCTGTTATTGTATGGAATGTTTTTAGTCGTGTTGCATATGATTACCACTATAAGAATAACTTCTTACCAGAGATCATTAGACGATTAAATACATTATACAATTATAATTTTGGGTATGATGATTACCTATTAAATAGAAAACAGTTTGCTATTAGATCAGGTGCAGCAACATTAGCAAAAACATCATTAGCATTTCATAAAAGATTTGGAATGAATTATAAGATTGATCTAATCTTTACTAATGCTGAATTTGATGAGACTATTGTTATTGATGGTGAACCTCATTATAGTAATTGTATTGGGTGTGATGCACCTTGCGAATATAAATGTCCTATGGGATGTACAATGAACTTTGATCTTGTTGATTGGGAGAAGTGTTCTAATTTTGTAGATGTTCCTGAAGCATTTAAAGATCTTGATAGTATTTGTAGGATATGTCAAGACAGTTGCCCTTATTCACAGGAGTTGACTAAAAGAATCCTCGAAATTAATCCTCGTTACGGAGAACGTATTCATGCCACATTTACATAGATGGAATCAACCTAAAGGTAATAATCCATTTGCACCTGAATTTGATATATCTTTATGGGTTGATGATTTACCTGAAGTATTAATTGATGAATTAATGGTACAAGTGTTGTTGCACGAGGATGAAGGGTTATATGATAATGATAGATGGGAACACTATAATATATTTCAATGGGAAGGTTTTGCTGTAAAAGAATTACAAGAGATGATATTAACATCTTATGAAGCATTTTGTAATTCTCTACATGTAGAGAAAGAAGAAAGAATATGGATTAGAGGATGGGTATATCCTCAGAAACCAGAGATAAAAGTTAAACGAAGAATGAATATAGGTAGACACCAACACGCAATGCACGAGAACGCATTTCTAAGTGGTGTGTTAAATATGCAAGATCATTTTATTGGTACTGATTATGATATACCTTATGTTGGATGGACAGGTATAGGTAGTAAGAAAGGTAGATTAACACTTTCACCATCATCATTACCTCATGCAGTTAAAGCATTAAGATATGAAGATACTGATAGATATACTATTGCATTTGATCTAATAACACAGAAAGGAATGGATCATTTCTGGTTCTCTAAGTTAGACAAAGATACATCAAAAGATCCTTTAAATTTAGCGATTGAATTGTGAACACACAGTTATTAGATAATGGATTCTTATTAGTTAAGAATTTTGTTCATGTTGACTTAGCAAATAGTTTGTATCGTGAGTTAGTTGATAATGGTCAGACTAAATTGCATTTCTTAGATAATGAATTTCATGGACCTTGTTATAACTATCAGTCACCAACAGCATCACAAGAGTTATTATTTTATATGTTGCATGATATGGTGGATATAGTTGGAGAATCATTATTTCCAACTTATTCATACATGAGATTATATAAACATAATGCTTTTTTAAATCCTCATACAGATAGACCTGCATGTGAAGTATCATTAACTGTACATTTAGGATCAGATAAAGAGTGGGAGTTTGGTATAAGAAACTATCGTAATAATAATGAGTTTAATGTAGTATTAGATCAAGGAGATGCACTGATATATTTGGGATGTGTAGCACCACATTGGAGAAATGGTAAGTATAGTGGTGAGAATTTTGCACAGTGCTTCTTACATTATGTCAGAAGCAGAGGTCCAATGTCATGGTGTTTGAACGATACTAATAGGTCATTACCAGAGGGTAATTGGGAGGATGAATTGAAGAAAGAGTATGACAGTATAATAGGTGTCACACAATCACCCTAATCCAGAAAATACGTGATAGACTACATGGGTTGCAGTTATTATCATGCCTACGTTTACACTCACATGCACAGATGAAGATTCTACAGTAACAACTAAAGAGTTTAAATCTGCCTACCTACAAGATGTTGTAGAAAAAACAGGAGACTTTCTCAGGGGAGTCGGTTACTATTTTGATGATTTGACTATTGTTAAAGTAGAAGAAACCGAAGAAACTATTGAGGATGACTCTTATGAAGAATATGATCCTATTACAGGTACAAATTCTATTATTGATCCTTCATACCTTAATAAAAACTAAAGACTATTAGGCAACTCATTGACAATAATGGGTTGCCTATGTTAATATATACAAATGTAGTTCAGAAAAACTGACAGATCACAGATGGGTAAGACTTTTCGCCGAGGTGGTAACGAGCGAGGTTACTATTCTCCTGGAAAATCATTACGAGACAAACGCCAAAAAGGAACAAATCGAACATCTAAATGGGAGGAATCTTATGACCACAACCAACCCAAAGGACATAATCACCCTAAAAAAAGAGCAACCACCGAAGAGTTCGGAGGTGACCTATGAAGATGATGGTCTGGACTATGAAGACCTATATTATGATGATGCTTCATATGATGGAGTTGAAATAGATTACACAGTACAATACTAATGCCAAGTAAAGATCAATTATCCGTAGATGATAACGAGACTAAAGACCAGAAATGGAATAGAGGTCTTGATATTTGTATAGAGTCATTTTATAAAGCAGACCACTCTTTGCGTGGATGTGCTCACAATCAACGGTGTTTCTATGAAATGATGGAAATACGTGATAAAATAATAGAGTATGCAAAGACTCTAAGGAGATGATCGGTCTTTACTCACAGTTACTCTCAAAGGATCAAAAAATGATCGTAAAAGATGCTCTAATCATGTATGTCTGTCAATTACAGAAACAATACTTTAGAGATAATGTTATTCCTATGGATGAATATCATCGTAGGATGGCAGATATTGATGAAATCACTGAAAAATTACATTTAAAAGATTTGTATAAACATGACAGTTGAAATGTTTACACCTCGTTGGTATTATAAGGGTAAAGTTCCCTTTGAAAACCAACAAGAGATTGAACGCACCTTTGAAGAGTTTATGGACTTGGAGAAGAACTTTATTAATCCTGATAATATTAATGGTGAACTATTAACATCTTATGGATTACCTACTAATCAATCTGCACCTTGGGAAAGGTGGTTAGAGTTTATTAAACCTTGTCTATCTGAAATGGTAGATCAATTAAAACCTAAGAGGGATATAGAAGTAGTTCCTCAAGAGGCATGGGTTAATCGTTATCAGCAAGGACATTATCAAGAGTACCATTGTCATTCTGTTCAACATTGTAATCTTGCAGCAGTATATTTTTATAGATTAGAGGGTGGATGTACTAACTTTAAATTCTATAATAATCAACACGCAGCATATAAAGCATGTGGATTAGATGATATGTTTGAGATACCAACAGCAGCAACTATAACACCTAAAGTACAACAAGGTGATATAATTATATTTCCTGCACATTATCCTCATTTAGTATCACCTAATAAGAGTGACTTTGAACGTATAACATTTAGTGCAAACTTTGATGTTGTGCCAGCAAGCAATCTGTCTACTACTAAGCATGGTAAGGACTTAGATCTGATATAATAGGATTGAGTTCAAAGATAGTTATGAAATTGCGACCAACCAAGCAAGATGTGATCTTGAATCATACTTACACTTTCAAGTGTGATGCTACATTTGGTACATTATCTAAGGAGAGAGTTTATAAATTATTCACAGATGGTAGAAGGGCATCAGGATTCTTAGAACTACAGTTAGAAGATTGGTTTGAAGGTCTTGAATTTGTAGATGGTAAAGGATATGACCACATCAATCATTTGGTGGAGGGTCAACTGTATGATGCTAAATGTTTTACTAGACATGGTGCTAAATTCTGTTCATCAAAATATTTGGGTGTGGGTAGATCATTAGATGTTAAAGAGCATGAAGCACACGCAGAAAATATAATTTATATTTTTACAGATGTAGTATCATTTCCTGAAGTAAGAGTTAGATTTGTAAAAGGATCAGATTTAATTCAAACTTATAAAAAAGGTTCGATTCCATTTTCTCATAGAGATGATTTATTTGAATGATTGTATCGCAGGTATGCGACACTTAGATGATGAATGTGTTGATGCTATTGTTACATCACCACCTTATAATCTAAACATTAAGTATAACAAATACAACGATAAAAAACCAAGAGATAAGTATATCTCATGGATGAAAGATGTGTTTGTTGAATGTAAACGTGTACTGAAAGATGATGGTCATCTATTTGTTAATATGGGATACTCAAATGTAGATCCTACGATAGGGTTAGAGGTCATGTTTGCAATTAAAAATACATATAATTTGCAAAATAATATAGTTTGGGTTAAGTCTATTCATGTAAATAACAAGACAAGTGGACATTTTAAACCTATTAATAGTAAACGCTATTTGTGTCCTACTTGGGAGAATTTGTTTCACTTTACCAAAGATGGTAATGTAGAAATAGATAGACTATCTGTTGGTGTTAAGTATGAATATTATGAAGCAAATATTCGTGGTAATAATACGATTGAGAACAAACCTAATTTAAGAGATAAAGGTAATACTTGGTTCATACCATATGAGACTATTAATAGTAAAGAATTGCGTGGTAAACATCCTGCTACTTTCCCAGTTAAATTAGCAGAGGATTGTATCAAATTAACAGGTATAGATCGTGGTGTAGTTCTTGATCCTTTTATGGGAACAGGTAGTACTGGAGTAGCAGCAAAGAATTTAGGTTGGAGATATATTGGATTTGAAATAGATGAAGATTATGTTAAATTTGCTGAAAATAGGATAAATGGGGGGTTGACTTCCATATTAAATTGATATATAATACTGACAAAGAAATTCGTGGAAGATACACCAATCGGAAGCAATTTCAAAAGTTAAACTAAACTTATCGAGGACATATTATGTCGAAAGCACTAGAGGTGGGACAATGGTATACTTTACCTGGAATCCCAGATGTAGAAATAGCGGTATTAATTACCAAAGCATTTTTAAAGTATCCTGAGTGGATAACTCAGAGAGATACAGAGAACAGACTTAAGAAGAAAGGTGTTATAGATCACCTAAGAAAACTATTTCCTACTCATCATATTGTAGCAGTTGGAGAATTAACTGAACAGGATGATTGGGAAGATAAAGATGGTAATAAGGAAGTATATGAAGCAGGTCATACTTGGAGACTTGATGCTAACACAAGAGCAAAAGTATGGGAAAGAGGTTTAGTTGATGAACTTCCTAAAGGTGTACTAGCAGTTAAGTTTAAGGGTAAAACTTTAAAAGATATAAGGAATATTTACTGGGCATTTGATAACCCAACAGCAGCAGAGTTAGCAGCAGAAGTTATTACTGGATGTCTTAAATCTCTTGGTATAGAGTTACTAACTAAGAAGTTTAGGGATGGACAATTTGTAACTGCATTATCATATTGTTGTAAATTTGATGCACCAGATGTATATGGTACTAAAGGATTATGGTCTGAACCTGATGATAATTCAGTAACTATATCTGAATACAAAAGGACTCAAACTTTACATGCAGTTAGAGATTATGCTGATACAATTAAGGCAGTTGATGAACTATTATCTAAGACTGGAATTGTACCATCTTTCGATCAAACATTTATAACAGCACTATTCTTATTCCATAGAAAGTACGGTTGCTTTGATGATAATGTAACTAACCTATGTTTAAACCTTACAGGTAGACTTAAGGATGAAGATGGTGAACAGTTATTAATAGCAACTGCACCAAATCCAAGTGCTAAGTTAAATGCTACTGCATGGATTGATAGGGAAAATAACAGATCATTCTCTAATTTTCAAGAGCAATGTGTTATTAAAGACAGATCTAAAATGGAAGGTTTCTATCAAGGAGTTCCATTCTTTACCTACTGGTTATCAATAGCATCACAAAATGGTCTTAAGCATAGACAAAATAAAGGTGCAAAAGGTGGTTATACCAACTGGTTTGAAAATACATTCCTTAAGATTAATAAAAGAGAAGTGGTTGAAAAACTAGAGAAATCACTGTCAATCTAGAAACTGTCCACTAAATGCCCCATTTCATCCTGATCTGGGGTATATTAATATTGTTGAGAAATTCAAATGAAATTCTTTTCTGCCAAGACACAAATCTATGGCATCAAAAAAGCACTCAAAGCGAGTGAACGTGATCCATTTCTTTATAATGAAGAAGAGATCATCAAACTAAAAACTTCTCTTCGCAAATTACGTGAAGAGCAAGAACAAACCCGACAAATTCAAAACGGAGGATTTGGTTACGATGTCTAAAAGACTATTTGTTCCAAAAGTTGAATACGATGAAAACTTTGACAACTGTCAAGAGGAAGAAGACAGTTGGGTATCCTCAGTTTTAGGAACTGAAGATGATGCAATCTATGACGTACTTTCGGAGATTCAGTAATGACAATTCCAAAGAAATTGCAACTTCTACTTGATGCTTATGATGATGGAGTTCTTCCTGAAGATTTACAAGTAGAAATGTGTCAGTTTATGATAGATTGTGACCTACACAATGAGTTGACACAGTATCAACAACTCTGCGATTATTACATTGCAGAAGGTTTATGTTATGAAGTATGTTTTGATTCCTGATGAATACTTACGAAGTCCTATTACAACGTGACATTGGCATAAACAAGACAGTTTATGTACACGATTGTTATTATGAAGATGAAGCAAGATTACTTGCTGAGTCTCAATATGGACTTCCAGTTTTAAGAGTATTATATAAGGGATCTTCTAATAATAATACTATGAATGATGTTCCTGAACCCTATTATGGTGGCACTTGGTTATCAACAATAGGGTCAGGAAATAGTTCTATTACTAATATATTAGCATTACCATTTGGTATCTTAATTATTATATTATTAATAGAATTTTGGTGGTGGTTTGTTGCTATAACTTGCATAGGAATTGGGTGGAGAACTTATCAGTATATCAAGGACGATTAGGCATTTATTTTTGTTAATTAGATGTCGAAATTCTAACATTATTATACTAAATAGTGGTAGAATTAAGGATAGCAAGATGAACTGAAAACTCTCTTGGTTATGATTCAAAAGTTAAAAGGAGTTGGATATGTCACACAATTTAATATCTTCAAATCATTTAGCACAATGGAAACATGGTGTAAACGAAATTCCTGAATATCAGGATCAATTACTGGACGATTACTTTGAGTGCTTAATTGATTGTGAAGACGATCAATCTAGTTGTAGGAGGGTATGTAAGGAAATTCTTATGTGACTATCTTACTAAATTCTATAAAAAGAGGGTTTACAAACCCTCTTTTTTATTGTATAATACTCTATGAATACATCATTAATATGTGGTACATTATTTTTTGGACAAGTCTTATTATGTTCATACTTGTTAAAGTAGGTGCATTTAAGAAATGAAAGATACGATATTATATGGTGACTGTCGTCAAACATTACCAGCATTTATTGATAACGCACAAATGTGTGTTACATCCCCACCTTATTATGGATTGAGAGATTACGGTGGTAAAAGTGAACAAATAGGACAAGAACAAACACCAGAAGAGTATATTGAAGAAATGGTAAATGTCTTTAGGTTAGTGAGAGATAACCTTAAAGATGATGGTGTGTTATGGTTAAACATAGGTGACACATATTATAATTATCGAAGTGATGGTAATTATCCTAAGCAAACTGTTAGTAAGACTAATCAAGATTTACCCTCATTTTCTCCTGCTAGAGGTAACAAATTAGAGGGGTTAAAGAGTAAAGATTTGATCGGTATTCCTTGGATGTTAGCATTTGCATTACGAGCAGATGGATGGTACTTAAGGCAAGATATTATATGGCATAAACCTAATCCAATGCCAGAAAGTGTAAAGGATAGATGCACTAAAGCACATGAATATATCTTCCTATTAAGTAAAAGTAAGAACTATTATTATGACAATGAAAGTATAAAAGAACCTGCTAAAGATTGGGGAACTAGAGATAGAACTAATGGCAAATATCATAATGAAGGAACAGGATTAAC